AAACGTCGCTTGGCAATGCGTTGATCAACAAGCCGATGGTCATCAAGGTGATGCAGTGGAAGATCGAAGACGGTGCTGAGACGAAAGTTGGCAACTGGATCGGCGCTGTGTCGGCCAAAAAGGGCGCGGCGCCTGTGAAGACAGAAGACGCGCCGTTCTAAAAGATTGGGGGGCGTCTGGACCATGCCCGCCAAAGCACCTGAGCAAGTGTAAAAACTGCTCACCCAATTAAACGGAGACCAGACCAATGAACAAGCGAGACATGTTTTTGATTGAGCTACAAACCACGTTTGATTCTTATGTGAGATGGGCTGTTAGTGAAGTTACTGTATATACCAAGTTTGCTCGTGAAGCCTCAGAAGAAGACAACATTGTACTAAAGGAACGCTACAAGCGTACAGACCGAAACCCGCACCTTGAAGCTTTGCTTGCTATGTCCGCCATTGAAGATGGCGAGTTGGTCAACATTGAAAAGACAATCAAGCGCACAGCTAGTTGGCTGAAGTCTTATGAGCAGAACTACGTGTTCAACAATCAGTCAAACATCAACAAGATCAGAAAAGCCATTGAACAATTATGCTCCATCTACAAAATCAGCTCTGCCTATCCAGACAATGCAATTAAACGCACCGTGCAGTTACGCATAGACATTAACGGAAGAAGATGATGGAGGACAGACCAATGAGTGACGAAAAGACGCTTTATGAGCGCAAGACAATCGTTAACAGCGAAGGCTGCCAACTGCCAGTAGGCCTCAGTGAGGCTGTGACGCTGCGCGACAAGTTTGCGATGGCGGCGCTGACGGCTGTCGTTGCTGTTCGAAAAGAGTGGGACGCGGAGTATTTAGCAAATGACGCCTATCTAATTGCCGATGCCATGATGGAGGCGCGGAAATGATCGACCTTGATGAGATCGACCGCGACCCGTGGTCGACGTACCCGGTCAGCAAGGACGAGCTGCGCAAGACCCACGAGCTTGTAACGAGGCTCACTAGGCGGGTGGAGGAGCTGGAGGCTGCCATGCTCCAGATCACAGAAACGCCGCCTTTTGGAAGCCCGCAGGAAATCGCCCGCAAAGCATTGCGAGGCATGAAATGACCGAGGACAATTATCCCGGAACCGCTTTCACGCCTCCCCCGGCTATCGTTGGTTATTGGAAGATGCCTTGTGGAACCGTGTCATTTGCAACGACATCTAAGCCGCGTTGGCTGACACGCTTCTTGATGCGGCATTTGATGCAGTGGGGGTGGAGAGACGCATGCCCGTGAATGGCCGATGGATAAGCTGGTCTCTTACTCAAGACCTAAACAACTTCAACATCACAGAATCAGGACGCACACCAATGACCGACGATCTTGTGAAGCGGCTGCGCGGAGACGACATCTGCGACTATGATGCCGTTGATGAACTATGCAACGAAGCCGCCGATTGCATTGAACAACTGCAGGCGGCGCTACTTGATGAAATCATCAAAGCATATGTCCGTGGCGGGAAATGGGCTTTTGCTAATGGGGCTTCTTTTGCCGAATACTTGGACAAAGCCGCAAACGACTATGCAGATGCCCGCGCTGCACTAGGGGAGAAGAAAGATGGATGATGATCTTGTTCGGCGGCTGTCTTCTATAGCTGATATCTTGGCTGATCTTTTTCCAGAGTTCAGTAAAGATATAAATTCCGCAGCCGACCGAATTGAGAAACTTAGAGCGGCGCTGGAGAAGATTGCCGCGATTGAGGATGAGCATATCAACGTGCCAAAGACAGATGAAGGCGCAAACCTTTTGGCTTGCCTTGCCATGTGCGTTGAGCTTGCAGAAACCGCACTAGGGGAGAAGAAAGATGGATGATCTTGTAAATTGGCTTCGTGATTACGGATACCGCAACGGCGTTTCTGAAACTACTGAAGCCGCCGACCGCATTGAGGAACTGGAAGCGGCGCTGCGTCTTGGCGTTGATATGCGCGAAAAGCAGAAAGCTTATTTCAAGCGCCGTTTTCAGGATGTGCTGTTGGATTGCAAGAAAGCAGAACGTGACTTTGATGTCTCCGCACTTGCAGCACTAGGGGAGAAGAAAGATGAACAATAATTATTTGATTGGGATGATAGAGGCAATGGAGAAACGCATTGAGCAACTGGAAGCGGACATTGGGGCATTGAAGGCCGCGTTCCGCGTGAACATGCTGCGAGCCAATGCCAGCCATGAAGAGATTGATGCGGTTATCGCCTCCGCACTAGAGGAGAAGAAAGATGGAACAGCGCAGTAATGAATGGTTCAAGGCCCGCGAGGGCCGCGTCACTGGATCGAGCGTCGGCGCGATCTTGGGCTATTCGCCGTTCATGGCGCCAGACGATGTCATGCGCCGCATGGTGCGCGAGTATCACGGCGCGGAATCAGAATTCAAAGGCAACGCAGCCACGCAGTGGGGCACGATCAACGAGCCCGGCGCTTGCGTCGAGTATGAAATGGAAACAGGCGTCAAGGTCGAGTTGTGCGGGTTTTACACCTATGAGCACTGGCTCGGCGCCTCGCCTGACGGTCTGATCGGCAGCAATGGTCTGGTTGAATTCAAGTGCCCCTACAGCATGCGCAAGGGCGAGGGCCGCTTCAAGACGGCGCTGGAACAGTTGCACTATTACGCCCAGATGCAGGTGCAGATTTTCATCACGGAAAGGGACTTCTGCGACTTCTATCAGTGGTCGCCCGGCAAGACGCAATTGGAGGTTGTGAACCGCGACGAGCAGTTCATCAACAATATGCTGCCGCGTTTGAAAGAATTCTACGAGGCGTATCTTGAAGAGATAAAGCACCCAGAGCGCCACCTTGCGCCAAAGCGTGCGGAGTTGAGCGCGCCTCAGATCATCGCCGAGTATGATGACACGGTTGAGGCGATCAAGCTGTATGAGGAACGCAAGAAAGAACTTCTGGCGAAACTGGTCGAGATCGCTGGCAACAAGGATGCAATGTTCGGCACACGCAAGCTGACGCATGTGAAGAAAGCCGGCAACGTGGGCTATGCAACGATTGTGAAAGAGCAACTGCCCGACTTCGATGTCGAACCCTATCGCGGCAAGTCCGTTGAATACTGGATGTTGAGCAATGGGCAAGAGAAGTAATTTCGAACACAAGCCGATGAACTTCTACGCCACGCCAGATGCGGCGGTGCGGCCGCTGCTGCGGCATTTGCCGAAGGGCACGCTCTATTGCGAGCCCTGCGCCGGCGAGGGCCACCTGATCGGCTCTCTGCTGACGCTGGGCGGCCATCACTGCATTGCCGCCTATGACGCCCAGATCGGCCCGTGGAAGAAAATTGATGCGGCATGGTTAATGGAGGAAGACCTGTGCGGGGCGGATATGATCATCACGAACCCGCCGTGGGATCGGCCTGTGCTGCACCAAATTATCGAGCGTTGCTCGGCACTTAGGCCCACATGGCTGCTGTTTGATTCGGACTGGATGTTCACCAAACAGGCTCGGGCCTATCTGCCCTACTGCCACAAGATCGTGTCTGTGGGCAGGGTGAAATGGTTTGGAAAAATAGCTGGTAAAGATAACTGCGCGTGGTATCTTTTTGACAGCCCAACAAACGAGACCAGATTCTTCAATGCTTAGACCTTACCAACAAGAAGCCCACGACAAGATCGTGGCATGGATCCGCAAGACCACAGAGCCTTGCATGATCGAAGCCGCCACAGGCGCCGGCAAGAGCCACATCATCGCCGAACTGGCAAGAACTGTGCGCAAGCTCAGTAATAAGCATGTGTTGTGCATCGCGCCATCGAAAGAACTGGTCGAACAGAACCATGCCAAATATCCCGAGGAAGCATCGTTTTTCTCGGCCAGTGTCGGCATCAAGTGCCGCGAGCACCCAGTGGTGTTTGGTACGCCTCGGACGGTTCTGAACAGCATTGATAAGTTTGGCGAAGAGATCGGCATGATCATCATTGATGAATGTCATGGCATAACGCCAACGATCCGCAAGATCATTGGTAAAATCCCGAACCCAAACATGCGGGTTGTAGGCATGTCCGCCACGCCTTACCGGCTGGGCAGCGGTTATGTGTTCAAGCAGTGGGAAGACGGTAGAAAAGCTGGCGAGAACGCTTTCTTCACGCGCTGCGTGTATCGGATCCGAGCGCACGAATTGATTGATCAGGGATACCTGACGCGCCCGGTCGTGGGCAGCTTGAATGCTGACGCTTATAGCACCAAGAACATGAAACTGAACAGCATGGGCCAGTTCGACGCGGCAGACGTGGATCGTGCTTATCATGGTCAGGGCCGCAAGACGGCGCGTATCATTGCCGACATTGTGGCCCAGTCGCAGGATCGCAAGGGCGTCTTGATCTTTGCGGCGACGGTACGCCATGCCAATGAATGCTTGGAAAGCTTGCCGCCAGAACTGTCAGCGATTGTGACGGGCGAAACGCCGAAGCGCGAGCGCGAGCGCATTTTGGCTGCGTTCAAGCGCCAAGAGATCAAATACATTGTCAACGTGTCAGTGCTGACCACTGGCTTTGACGCCACGCATGTGGATGTGATCGCCATGATGCGCGCAACGGAATCGGTCGGCCTGATGCAGCAGATCATCGGTCGCGGGCTGCGTCTGCATGAGGGGAAGGAAGACTGCCTTGTTCTCGACTATGCGGAGAACATCGAGCGCCATTGCCCGGATGGTGACATTTTCGACCCGACCATTGAATCAAAAAAGAGCAAGAGCGATGCGGAAAATCTGGAA